GTTGTTATAAAGAGTTTCATATCCAATAGCCGTGTTTTGACCAGCAGTAGTATTGAGCCTCAGTGCATTATCACCAAAAACAGTATTAGTTGAAACGTTACCCGGACCACGACCAATTGTTGCAGCCTGGACGATAGCCCCGTATTGCATATTGACAACACCAGCGCTGTCGATGCGCACCCGCTCAGTTGGTGATGATGCACCATCCGCAGTAGTGGAGAACACTAGGCGGCCTGGATAATCATTTGCTCCAGAATCCGCGTCTGCGTAACATTCAATACCAGCATAACTAGCACCCGTATTGTCTCCAAAATTGATAAGACCTATCTGGTTATTAGCACCGAATGCTGCTTGTCCCCTTTGCAAGGAAATATGACCGGCTCCTGCGGGCGTGTTTGGATACCCTTGAATAACAATATTTGAGTATTGCCCGTTTCCAGCCGTAGGGCTAGTAGCCGTACCCACCAACAACCTGCCAGAGCTGTCGATTCGTAGGCGCTCCTCGCCAGCTGTTTCAAAAAGTAATATATTACCAATTTTTCCATAAATATTTGCCTGACTGGTTCCTGCAGAATTAAGGAATCTTATTCCACCAATGGTATCACCAGAACCTTGTCTTTCTGTTCGAATGTCAATTCCACAAAACCCAGAGTCTCTAAGAGACAATTTATTGGCAGGATTATCAGTTCCGATGCCAACATTGCCAGCAGTAACATGAATACCACTCTGTGCTGTAATAATACCAACCGAATCAATATTAGCTACATCTTCATAAGATAGAGTACCTGCAATGGATACCCTGTCATTAGCCCCACCAATAGTAATCAGATTACCACTACGGGGATTGATATTATTAGTGAGAATATTTGACATCGATCAAATTACTTTTTTACTATTTATCAATGCATAAAAAAAGGACCCCGAAGGGTCCAGTGTCACCGTTATGGTGGATGTGGATCACATCAGGTTCTTAACAGCAACTCTTCTGTAGTAACGGTTAGAGTTAATACGAAGTCTGCCAAGACCTTGTGTAGTGCCTTCAGCGAAGGGGTTAGCAACCAGACCATAACGGGTCTTGAAGCCAATTTTGGGCTGGAAGGTGTTCTCACCAACGGCACGAACCATTTGGAGAGGAACATAAGGACAGTAGAACAAGCCAGCGTCATAAGGTGAAGAACCCTTATAACCAACGACATAGTACTGATTACCACCAGCAGCGTTAGCACTGGTCAGGTTAGCAGAATATGGGTCGATGTATACACGGAACTTACCGTTGATTGTACCAGCGAATGTGTTACCCGTGTCATCGACATTCAGGTTTGCATTCAGTGCTGGGGTGTAATCAAGGATACCAGCCATGGTCAGTGCGGAAGCAACGTCTGCGGAACACAGAACCATGTTGCCCTTTCCTCTACGAGTTCTTTGAGCAATCGCGTTAGCGTCTCTCTCGATTTGGAACAGAAGACCTTTGAACTTCTCAACAGACCAACGACCGTTAGAGTCAACGTCCAGGTCGAAGATACCAGCAGTTGCGGTGTTAGAAACAGCGCCTTGCTCAGCAACTTTGTAGATGGTACGGATGACTTCTCTGTTGATTTCCGCAAGGATTTCAGTAGAGAGGATGTTAGCCAGTTCGGCTTCAGCGTTAAGACCGTGAATAGCCTTAAGGTCTTGTGCCAGTTCCAAGCTGTACTCTGCTTTCAGAGCTCTAGACTTGGCGGTGACGGTGACTTTCTCGATCGAGAAGGCCATCTGGTTGAACTGATCGCCAGAGCCATTGCCCAGGTTCTCAGCATCACCCGTCTGCATTCCTTCACCAACGTTATATGGTGAGGGGTTCGTGGTTGCAGTACCAACGGGGTTCAGAACTGCGGGGTTAGGACCATTCTGTACGGTAGTACCAAGGCCAACAGGACCGTCAGAGAAACCACCTTCAAGATTGAAGCCGTCATCCTGACCAGAGAATGCTGTATTTGCCTCGTCGAACAGTGCTTCGTTACCAGACTGATTCTCGTAACGTGAACGCATCGCGAAGATGAGTCCAGTAGGTCCGTTCATGGGTTGAACGCCAGCCAGGTCATATGCGACCAGGTTAGGCATTGCACGTCTGATCAAGGAGATCAGTACGGGGTCGAAACCAGCAACAGGGCCGGCTGCGGGGGCAGAACCACTGAAACCAGCAGGGTTACTACCTGCAGAGTTAGTGGGGGATTCCATCAGGTTGATACCCTGACTGAATGCTGCTTCCTCACGGAGGAATTTTTCTTGGTTCTCGAGCAGGACTGCGGTTACGCTTCTACGATGTGAATCCTTGATTGGATCAAGACCTTCATAGTCGAGAAGTGGACTCCACTTTTCCTGCAGATGTTCAGATTGAAACATTTGCTTTACCTAATAGTTTGTTTTGTTTGAATGAATGTTAAATTCAATTTTTGAACGCACCCATTGTTCTGAGATATGCATCCATGGATCCTGCAACAGGAGCAGGGGTACTATCCACACCCTCGGAAAGGGTTTGGGGAGCGTCAGATTTTGTAGTTGGAGTTCTGGAGAAGTAGGACTCCTTCAGGGTTTCCAGCTTTTCACGATATACTTCTTCACTTTCAAACTCTACGCTTTCAGCGAGTGAAGCGAGCTTCTCTTTCTGTGTAGCGGCAAGGCCTTCAGAAACGTTATCAAGAATATTGTCAGAAACTGACTCGGCAAGACGCTTGTTCAGGCCGATATTCTTATCGATTTGCTCGTTGAGTTTTGTCTCCATATCATCAAGTTTGTCTACCATGCTCTCAAGAACATCATATTTCTCTTCAGGGATAGTTACATAATGCTCTTCAAATAGACCCTTCATTCCAGAGAGGAAGGATTCTGTCATTTCGGTCTTGAGACCATGTTCGATTGCCAACTCATTCTCGGTCATCCACTCTTGGCAGATATACTCAAGATAAGAGTCAACTCTTTCAGTAAGAGCAACCTTAAGGGTTTCTCTTTCTTCGTCCAGTTTGGTTTCAAACTGAACTTCCAGGGTTTCCTGGATTTCTTTGATTTTAGAGGTTAATGCGGCTTCAAAGATGACCTTAGCCTTTTCTTTGAATTCTTCGGAGAGCCCTTCGCCACCGAGAAGTGCGTTTACATCTTCTTCAATGTCGATGCCTTCGTCTTCAGAAACAATCTCTTCTTCTTCAAGAACTTCTTCTTCTGTAGATTCGATTTCTTCTTTAGCCATTTTTTTCATTGCATCAGCCTTGGCAGCTTTTGAATTAACTACATCGTTAACTGTTTTGATCGTAGGCTCTTTGAGCTTTGCCGAATCATCGTCAGCTTTGTAGTTTTCTGGTGTTGGACCGCCAAGATCCTCGTAAGAAGGTGAAAGACCTTCGCCGGGATTAGATAGCTTCTGCATTGGTTCAGCAGATTTAGCGTTGGCGTTCACAGCAGTTTTAGATTGCTCCATTTCTTGTAAATCTCCACGAGACATTTGAGGGTACTCCGATTAACCTTTTTTAATCTATATTTATTTATAATTTGTTTATTTCAATACCTTTTAAAGATTGTTCAAAAAGTTGTTGAAAAGGTCGAGCTTTTGCTCGTCAAGTTGTTTTGCAGTTACAAGCGTGTTAATATGCTTGTAAGTTTTGGCGGCTTGTTGTTCCCTAAGGACACCACCATCCCAAATCCACTCTTTACCTTCCATGATACCTTCAACGAAAGCATCAGGTGCAGAAGGGTCTGCTACAATATCAGCAGCAGTGGCCAACATAAAGTCAGAACCAACAACGTTGATACCTTCTTTAGTTTGGGTCAATGACCCGATGCCTCTAGAAGAAACACCCAGTTTGACACCTTCACCAATAAGTGATTGTGCAATTTGACCCATTGGGGTTGATAAGAGTTTTGCCTTACCAATGAAGTTTGTTCCGCTTTCTTTGAGTGAAACAATTTTGTGACTGACACGATCCAAGTTAACTGTTGGACCATCCGGGTGTCCAAGTTCTCCAAGGGCTCTTCCGGCATTGATATGGTTTTCTGTGTATCTTTGGACTTCCTTTCTCAGGCCCTCCATTTGATACATTCTTCCATTGCGATTACATATGTCTCCTTGAAGGAAGATACCTTCGATGTACATATTCTTTTTACCGTTCTTTTCTTCAACGATAAAATCAACGGTTTCGATTTCTTCTCTGATAAGTCTCATTGTTCTCAGGATCTTTGTACTTGTTGGATGTGAACGGTGCCGGAGCCAGATGCTGTAATTGCGGCAACCTTAATTGACCTTCTCAATGTCGCATAATTTGGATCAAATGTTCCTACAACAGAGGAAGAATTATAATCAATGACACATCTTGTACCAAAAAATCCATCAATACCAGCAGTATTATTGACTGATAGAACGTTTTGATGTGTAAAATCAAATGCTGCTTGACCATCAACAGTCAACGATACTGCTTCTCCTACTCCAAAAGGACATCCAGTTCCTTCTGGAAAATCTAGAGTTGTAGTAGTTCCTTTGGTATATCCAACAACTCTTTGGGATGCTACAGGTCCAAGTGAGATCTCTGCAGTATCAGTTGTAGATACAAAAAAGTCTGAAGAAGTTGCGGTTGGGTTATTGCCGTATGCAATATGAACCCCTGTAGTCAGTGCTACAACTCTAATAGTATCCGATTGTTGCGGAATTGCTGATGTTTGAATAGAAGAATTACTAGTTGTAAAAGTAGTATTGACTCCTACTGGTCGTGTCGCGCCCATTATTTTAATTACAATAGTTACTTATAAAGGTATTTAGTATTACTCTTCTTCTGAAGGTTCTACTTCTACCTCAGATTCAATTTCTTCATCAGAAACTGGCTCATCAAAAATTGATGCAGCAACGTTTGGTCTGATAGTTTCAATCTGTTCTGCACTCTTTGCAAACAAAATGTCTTTGATTTTATCACTGATTTGTGATGCAGACTCGTCATCTTTGACGAGCATGTCCATAAGGTCATCCATGTTGATTAATGATTACTTTAAAGTTTATTTAGATTACACCACCGGCTGGATTTTTTGGAGCCGCTGGATCTTTGGGTATTTCTGGTGATTGAATTGCATCACCACCACCAGTATCAGGTGGAAGTCCACCACCCATTCCTGGTGCACCACCCATTTCAGGATCCATTGCAATTGCATTAGGATCGGGAATTACACCGTTCTCAATTTCTTCTTCGATCAACTTATCCTGTTCAATAATCTCATCATCAGTCTGACGGAAAATATTTCTTCTTACATACTCAGAAGAGTAATACCTACCAATATATGGTTCCATCATTGTTGCCAGGTTGATTCTTTCTGTCATCAACTCTGCATCTTTGAGTTCTGCAAAGTGATTGTCATACAGGAAGTCATACTGAATATGGTCTGCCATGTACTCCCAATCTTCAGGAGTCACAATGTTCTTCAGAAGTAGTTGAGTTCTCAACATGTCGTTAAACATATCAGAGAATCTCTTTCTCATTCTTCCAACAAACTTGGAGAACTTAACTTCATCTCTCAAGATTTCAGAAGAACGACCCAATGACATACCAGAACCTTCACCTTCAATTCTGGTTTCAGGAACATTCAATGCTCTATAAAGTTTCCTTTGGAAGTAGTTGATGTCAGTAATTTCGCCAAGGTTCTGACCACCAGGAAGTGTCGTAATTTCAGTACCACGACCACCTTCTCTTCTAGGTAACCAGAAGTCTTCCATCATGGACATAAACTTCTTGTCATCACGAAGTTCGCCAGTGTTTGCATCATAGACAAGCTTGTTTCTATAACGCATCATGACATCACGCAGATACTGTTCTGCCTTCTGTTTAGGAAGATTGCCAACGTCAATGTAGAAGATTCTACGTTCTGGTGCTCTCGATAGTCTGTAGATAACCAAACTATCCTCAATCATCATCAACTGATTGAGAGGTTTGATTGCCTTATGCATCCAGGACAATGTAAGTCCTTTGTTCCTATCTACCAGACCAGATGTACAGTAGGTAACAGAATCACGAGTCATCTTGACTCCCTTCTGTGGATTACCACCATACCCAGTACCAGTACGAGCATCTGGAGTATAGATGAAAAACTCTTCTATCTCTGGAAAATCGTATGATGTTTCGTTGGAATTTGTAAATGCGGTTTGTGCGGTCTGAACACTATCAGGACCTTTCTTCTTCAACTTACGAACATAACGCATTTTGGCTGAGTCAATATACCTCAGCTCTTGAATACCATCTTGTGGTTTCTTTTGGTCAATGACTTTATTGTAGTAAAGTCTTCCGTCAATATACCAATTCCTAAAGATTTCGTGTGCCTTCTTATCAAAGTCAAGAAGTTCGAGAATGTATCTAAACTCTTCTCTTACCTTTTTCTTGATGTTATCACTTGCACTTAGATTAGACAGTTCGATTGATACTGGAGTATCGTTTGTGTCTGAAACAATTGCTTCGTTTACAATATCTTCAATTGCACTATCACATTCTGGATAGAGTGCCATCTGACGATATCGCCTGATTAAATCAGTCTCGTTTTTATATACGCCTTCAATATCTACGTAGCTACCAAAAAAACCGCTACTGACATAGTTCTCCGATCCATCCTGATTATTGGGTGGAATCGGAGATACTACACCAGGCGGTGTTTTTTCGCCATCTTCAATTGAGTAACCAAATAGTCTCGCCATTGCAATATATTTACTAGAAGTGTATCTCCTAGTTATTTATCATTCAATCAAAACTTCACCAGCACCACTACCAGAAGACTCTAGTGAGTTACCGATTGTATAGTACTGAACATCGAATGATACCGTAAATTCTTCTAAAGTATCCCCACTATCGTATGACAGTGCGATTTGACTGATATTCGTTGGGAAAATATCGAAGAACTTATACGTTCTCAGAACTGCGGACTGACCACCACTGTTAGTGGTTGAAAATCTTTCAGCACCTCTACCGAGTTGTTGAACATATGCGTCAGTCATATACGATGATGGGTTGGTAACACCAGTTGCATCATCGAGCTTACTGATAACGTTTGCCCATCTCTCGAACGCTGTTCTGAGTTGGAAGTCCTCATCATTGATGATTGTAACTTCCCATGCATCGAACGTTCTGTCTCCAGCAACCTTCAATTGTCTACCTCTAAAAGGTACTTGAACTGAAGGTGTGTTTGAAGCGGGAAGGGCTGCAGCCTTACAAAGGAACTTAAATGTTCCATTCTCTGACTGGTCGCCACTACCCCAGGCATCAGCAATTGCTGATGGGAATGATGGAATTGAAACTTCAAATAGATTGGGGCGGGCGCCACCGCCCGCTAATCTGGATTTGAATTGTGAAAGTGATTTGGTCTCTGCCATTAGTTGATCCTCCTAGTAGTTATTTAATATAATCAAACAGTACCAATTACTTCTTGGAAGTCAACACCAGTCCTAGTAGCAACGAACGTCAAGGTGACGAAGTTGATAGACTTGGTTGGCTTCAGGAAGATATCAGCCCTAAACTCATTGTTGTCAATGACATCTGGAGTGTTGTTGGTTTCGTCACAAATAACTCTGAAATCGTAAACACCTCTCTTAGCTTGAACATCTCTCAAATAGGGTTCGACAATGTTAACAAAGTTGGCTCTAGTGTTAGAGTCATTGAGTTCGAACAACTGGTCATTTGCAGCTCCCTCAAGAGCTTGTTCTACAGTCAAGAACAATCTTCTTACGTTGATTCTATCGAAGGCCGAAGAATAAGCAAGAGCAGTCTTGTCACCGTAAAGTGCAATACCAGCACCTCTTTGATTGATGATTGAGTTCACTCTAGCAGAGTAGAGTTCGTCTCTTTGATTCTTAGTTGGGTTGTATGCCATCTTAACAGCATTATTCAGAACACCTCTCTGAAGACCCGCAGGTGAGAACCAAGGGTATGCATTAAGTTCAGTTCTTACCATCAAACCAGCAGTATCACCATTGGCCGGGATATAACGGAATGCGTTATTGAATCTATCGTAGGTGTACTTATAACCTGTATCAAACACCGCATAAGACGATGATTGAAGGGGTGAATAGAATCCCAACACATTTTGTGTTTGTGTAGTAGAATTAGTTACATTCACTACATTGGCTCTGTGTGGAGAGATAGTTGCAATACAATCTTTTCTCTGTTCTGCAATAGAAATTAGAAGATTGGCTTTTGCTTGTGATTCATT